CACTATTGTGGGCTTTGACCCCGCTATGGCGGGTAACGCTGCATTTGTGGCTATCACTTATAACAGGACCGATGGAAAGATTTATGTTCTAGAGTGTTTGAACATGCCAGACCCTACGCCACAAAAGATTAGGCAAGCCATTGAAGATTTTACGCTTCGGTACAGACCGCAAGAGTTCCGCGTTGAAATCAACGCCCACCAAAAAGCCTACTCCCTTGACGAGGAACTACGAACATGGCTCTCTTCACACGGCGTACGGCTTAATTCTCACTTTACAGGCAAGAACAAATGGGACACAAACTTCGGTGTGGCATCAATGTCAACACTCTTTGGCACTACACGCGAAGGAAAGTTCCAAAAGAACAACATTATAGAATTACCTAGTACTGAAAACTCAGAAGGTATGAAGGCGTTAGTGCAACAGTTAATTACCTGGAAGCCTGACACCAGAGGTAAGACAGATACTGTTATGGCTTTGTGGTTTGCGGTTATCCGTGCCCGTGAGTTTATGCAACAGAACAGTAACATATCTAGATACGCCAACAATCGTTGGGCTACTAGAGCGCAGCAACATAAACGAACATCAATCAATCTAGATGATGCCGCATCTGAAATGTGGCAACAACAATACGGATAAGGAATAACTATGGTACTACCACTAGTAGGGTTAGCAGCAGGAGTAGCGGCCCGTGCTGTTGCAAAGAAGGTTGCATCTAATGCCGTTAAGAAGGCAGCAACTAAAAAGTTAGTTAAAGAGGCTGCTAAGAAAAAGCCACTTACTAACCCTAAGTCTGCTGTTAAAGTAAAGCCTGCTGCTAAGCCAGTTGGTAATAGACCTAATCCTTCTAAAGCAGAAGAAGAAATGATTTCTAGTGTGTCTCGTGGTGGAGTAGGTCGTCAACTTGGTAAAGCAAAAACTGCTCGTAAATTTCAATCTTCTACTAATAAAGCCAAGCCTAATGCTAGTACACCATCACGTACTCCAGAACAAGGTAACCGTGGTGCATTTAGTTACAATACTGTAAAAATTAATTCACAGCGCAATTTAAAAAAGAAGTAATAGTTTTTAATCAACCGTTAGGACAATAATGCTTTCTATAGAACAAATTTCTGCACGGGTTGCATCACTTAAAGACCGTGCTGCAGAGCGTGATGCACGCCAGCAAGATGTTCTTGCCGTCCGTAAAGGACAGATAGCAAGTGTTTACCCAGACTTCTTTCCGCAGGGTGTTGACGCTAACGTAGTTGCTAACTTTATTGACATTGTAGCCCGTGACCTATCAGAGGTTATGGCTCCACTACCATCCGTTAACTGTTCTGCTGCTAATCAAGCAAACGACCGTGCTCGTAAGTTTGCAGACACACGTACTCGTATTGCTAACAATTATTTTGCAAACTCTGATTTGCAAGTACAGATGTACACAGGCGCAGACATGTACATCACATTTGGTTTCGTCCCTTTCATTATTGAATTAGACGAAGAAGCAGGGCTACCGCGTATTCGCGTAGAAAATCCAATAGGGGCTTACCCAGAATTTGACCGCTACGGACGCTGTATTGCCTTTGCTAAGCGTTATTACTTGAGCATTGGAGAACTCGCTTCAGAGTTCCCTGAGTATGCAAGAGAACTCCTTGGTCCAGAAATGTACAAGGGAGACCTTAACGCACAACTAGAGATAATTCGTTACTACGATGCACAACAATCTCTGTTGTTTGTTCCAGAAAAAAACAATTTAGTTTTATCTAAGGCGGCTAACCCGCTTGGTAAGATGATGGTTGTTGTTGCTAAGCGTCCATCAGTTGATGGTGAGATGCGTGGACAGTTTGATGATGTATTGGGTATTCAGTTGCTTCGTAACAGGTTCGCATTACTTGCGATGGAAGCAGCAGAAAAGTCAGTACAGGCTCCAATTGTTCTACCAACAGATGTAACAGAACTTGAACTGGGTGGCGATGCAATTATTCGCACAGCAAACCCAGCAGGTGTAAGACGCGTAGACCTTAACATTCCACCTGGCGCATTTACTGAGCAGGCTTTGTTACAGCAGGAACTACGAACAGGAACACGTTACCCAGAGGGACGTACTGGAAACATTGATGCTTCCATTATTACTGGTCAAGGTGTTCAAGCACTTATGGGTGGCTTTGATACACAGGTTAAATCTGCTCAGGCTATCTTTGCTTCTGCATTACGAGATGTTATCTCTGTATGTTTTGAGGTAGATGAGAAGTTTTTTGATGTTGAAAAGACAATCCGTGGTGTAGATGCAGGTTCTCCTTACAGCCTTACATACAAGCCAGGCAAAGACATTAAGCGTGACTTTACCGCTGATGTTAGATACGGCATGCTTGCTGGGCTTAACCCAGCACAGGGACTTATCTTTATGTTACAAGCACTAGGTGGTGGATTAATTTCTACAGACCTAGCAATGCGTGAACTACCGTTTGGTATTAACGTAACGCAGGAACAAGAAAAGATTGAAATTGAGAATATGCGTAAAGCACTGGTTAGTTCTTTACAAGCATACACACAAGCCATTCCACAAATGGCTGTGCAAGGTGGGGACCCATCAGCCGTGGTAAATAAAATCGCTGGAGTTATTAAGGCTCGTCAACGTGGCGTACCAATAGAGGATGCCGTTGAAGAAGTCTTTGCGCCAGAATTACCTCCTGCTGGTGCACAGGTTGAGCAACCGTCCCCTGTTCCCGCAGCGCCAGCAGGAGGCGCTTCTTTAGAACCACAGCAACCACCACAACTGCAAAGTCTTTTAGCAAGTTTAACATCAGGCGGAGAAGCCTCAGCATCGGCAAGGACAGTTACGCGACGTTAACTTAAGGAGGGGACAATGACAACGCTTGTAGCAATTCAAGGAAATGGTTGGGCAGCCGTTGGCTGTGATTCTCGTTCATCTGGTGATGATGGTCGCTTTATGGAACTGGCAACACATAAAATTATTGAAAACAATGGAATCTTAATTGCAGGTTCTGGTGCTAGTCGTGGCTCTAACATTTTGCAGTTTGGGTGGAAAGCACCTAAGCCACGTGTTACTGATGACTTAGATGTGTTTATGACACAGACTTTTATACCAGCAATGCGTAAATTATTTATTGATTCTGGTTATGACATGAAAGAAGACGGGGATGCCGCAGCACATGATTCACAATTTCTTATCGTCGTTCGTGGAGTTATTTATCCTGTCTTTGAAGATTATTCTTGGGACCGCGATGTTCGTGGTATCTATTGTTCTGGCAGCGGTGCTGACATTGCTCTCGGTGCCATTGAGGCTTTTGCTAGTTCTAGAAAACAAACTACGCCGAAGGTGGCGGAAGTAGATATTAGAATGGCAATTAAGATTGCGTCTCGCTGGGATATACATACTGGCGAGCCAGTTGTAGTAAAGATACAGAACGCAAAATGAGCAAAGAGTTTAGAGACAAAATAGAAGAAGCCTTAAAGATTCTTCTCGAAGAAGATACGAAGGGGACTGAGTTCATCTGCACTAACTGGTTAATGATAACCGAGTGGGCAGACTACGAAGGGACCCGATATTTACACACAGAAGTTAGCGAAGCCATGACACCATGGAACGCATACGGGATGATGAAGATGGCACAAGAGTACAACAGCGAAGTACTTGGTACTAAGCACGAACCTATTGAGCAAGAGGAGGATGAAGAATGACAACTGCCCCAGAAAATCGTGGTGGGATGCGTCCAACAGCCCCTCAGAATAATCCAGCAAATGTTTCAGCAACTGGTGGCGCAGGCCAATCAGGCCGTGCCACACAACCTGCACGATACATTGCTGGCTTGCCATACGGAGAAGGTCAAGCAACTATGGCGCAACAAACAGGTGCGCCTATGCAAGGAAGTTCAATGCCACAGATGCCTCAAATAGAAATGCCAACACCGCTAGGTGCACCATCTATGCGTCCTGGTGAGCCAATTACATCTGGCATTGACATGGGTGATGGCGTAGGTTCAGAGGCAATGCGTGGTCTACCTAATCAAACACCAACGCTTCTTGACACATTAAAGTATTTAGCACAGTTTGATTCATCAGGAGATGCAGAGTTAATCTACAGAACAATTCTTGATAGAGACTTTTAATGGCCCAGTACATCAAACCGATTGTTGCTGAGGTATCACCTAATATTTATGCTGCTGCAAAAAATGCAAACCTAACTGGCACGGAAAAAAACCAAATAGAGCAGATGAGTTACACGATTAAGAAGCATCGTGAACTAGTTAAACTTGGTCCAGAGATGGCTCGTAAAGAATACGACCGATTAGAACCTCAGTTCCAAGACCAATTAAAGTTTATGTTTAAAGATGCTGACTACATGCAGGATGCACCTGATGTATCAGACCGTCTTTTTGGCGTTGCCAAAACTATCGGAACAATAGTTGCATCACCATTAATTGGTTTATTTAAACTAGGTGGACAGTACAACCGCTTGATTAACCAGCCTTATAAGATTGCACGACAGGTAGCACAGGGCGAAGATTTGTTTTCAATGAAAACATGGACAGATGCATGGGACGGAAAGAATCAGTATGATGACAAGGCTTTGGCGGAAGCGACCAGTTACTTTGGTGAGTTTGACGTTATGGTTGCTAAAGGATTACTTGCGGGTAAAACTCCTGGCGAGATTGTTCAAGACTTTGGTAAAGTAGACGCTAATCTTCTTAACTCAATTAAGAAAGCATACGATGAGCCAGAGACTTTTCAGGAAGTACTAGATGGCGTAAAGTATGCACAGATTTCTCCAGGACGAGATATTGCCCGTATGCTTGACCGTAAGCCACCATCAAGTGGTGTAAGTGGTAAAACAAAAAACGTATCTGGTGTTATAGATTTTATTTATCAACTTGCTGTAGACCCTCTTACCTGGATAACAGGCGGACTAAGCAAGGGTGTAACTAAGGGTGAGCGTATTGCTAACTCACTTACTGAAGCAATTAATAATGGCGTATCAGTAGAAAAGGCTGTTGGAGATACATTTAAAAATCCATTAGTTTATTCACTATGGCAAGATGGATTAGGTCCTGCACTTAAAAAGGTAAAAGACTCAAGTGGAACTCCAGGTGCAAAGTCAATTGCACTTGATGACATTGCAAAAAACTTTCCTGGTTATAATGACCAGAACGCAATTAAGGCACTTGTAGATGGAAAAGTATTTGATGCTGCATCAGCGCAAGCATACTTTGAAAACGCTGGCAATCTAAATCTATTGCTAGCAGGACGAGTTGATGGTTTAACCTACATGCGCAATGGCGTAGTAGTAGCCCGTCAAAATCGTTTATTCTCAGATGCAATAACACGTTCACTTGACAACGTTTTTAATAACATGTCTCGTAATGCTGCTGAAAGAGATGCTGCTCTTGAACCAATTAGTGCTGCATTTCTTAATGCAGAAGATTCACTACAGCGTTTAGTTAACCCTAACTCTGATATGTCTGTAGTATTAAAGGCTAATGAAGAGATTAAGGGTTGGAAAAAAATTGGCCGTTTAGCGGCGCGTTCGCCACAAGGACTAGAAGTACGAGTTGGCGTTAATGCTATTGATACTGCTTTTAATTTCACAGCCCGTGCTCGTCAAATTTTGCCAAAAGATATGGCTCAAGCG